GCGCCAGCTTATTCTTCTGGTCTTTGTCTTCGATAAACTTGTCCAGCAATCCTGTCACTGGTGCGATCAATGCTTCAATCATTTCTTTGTCTCCGAATTTAAGAACACGGCTAGGCTGCCGGTCATAGCCCCGGTGACCACGCTAATCAGGCTGGCCTGTTGTGTTGATAGGTCTGGCTGCGATAGCGCCCACTCAATGCACCTGACATAAACCACGGTCATCGTGAAAATCATCAGACGCGGGATGATCTTATATTCGAGCAGCGCCTTAGCCATCAGCCAGCGCCCTAAATCTTGCCGTAATTCGCTTGGCACGATTAGGCGTCTGGTCAAACCACCGGCTGTCCTCAGCCTCGGCGGCTACGGTAAGCCACGCTTTCGGATCGTCCATAGCCTCAGCCACGGCAGCCCACATCTTGACGAACTTCGAGGATCTGGGGTAGCCGAGCTGAAAAGTCATGTTGCAAAGCGCCAGAGCCGCGTCAGGGTAACGCTCGTCCAGCTCATTAAAGTTGATATCGAAAATTCCGCATATCCGCACACAATCCTCAATCGTCACAGCGATATCGAGATTAAAGCGCTGGCGCACACGATCCTCAGAAACAGGCGTGCCAACCGGCAGGCCGTATTCTGGGTCGTGTTCTTTCACCAGCGCGCCTATTCCAAACGTGGGCAGGCCGAGGCTGTCGAGATATATCTCGTAGCGGCAGCCCTCGTCGGCGGCAATTTCCTCTCGCAGCGCGTCTTTATTCATCGCCTCATCTCCCGCGCAATCTCGACAGCCCTGATGAAACTGTCTCTCTCAGCCTGCTGAGTAAACACGCTGGGCGAAAGCCGTTTTGTGAACTGCCTGATTTGCGAGATGTGAAAAAAAAGGCATGAACGCTGTTGAGCTGCACAAAGCACCAAGATGTCATAATCACAATGCTCCTTTGTATTATGCGGCAACGCCTTGTGGCTGCCAGACGTAAGTTGAAAATGGTAACCCGGAGTTCTGCTGCCTTTATCCGAGCGCAGGCTCGAAGTCTTAACTTGGCAGAGATACACTTCGTTATTAGTTTTTGAAATAGCGACACCATCAATTTTATCCTGTTGTGCCGGAGCGTAAGCCCAGCCTGTTTGCGATAGCACTGCGGCGGCAGCAATGTACTCGCCAATAAGACCAGTTGTTGTTTCGCTCATTTAAGGCCTATGGCTCCAGCCGTTGACACCATCACAGCGATAAACAAACCTACCACAACCACCGATAATAAGAAAATAGCCAAACCTATTTTTACGTTTTCCATTATTTCGTCTTGCCGCAATTGAGCCTGACGGCGAGCCTCAATCTGGGCGGCCTTGGCCTCCCTGATACGCTTGGCTCTCTCATCGAGAATAGATTGCCAAGTGCCAGCGCCAAAGCGGTGGTCTGTCAGGCGGCGAACTTCCGCGACTTGTTCAGCAGCGATTTTCGCGTCAATCATTTCCTTGGCTACGGACTGAACGCCGAATTGGTCAGCCAGTCCGACGCCAGCTTTTTTGTTGCTGGCGGCTTGAACCTGAGCCTGCCCATTCAGCAGCGCGTCGATATCATTAGCGATAGCGCCGATATCTTTGGCGGTGCCGAGTGCGGATTTAATCCCATCCACGCTGGCTTTCACCAACGCTATACCGGCCAAGGCGGTTGATATTGGCTCCATTAGGACAGCATCCCTTTCCTAAGCAAGTCACAACGCCACTTAATTGGCATCAGGTTAGCTATCTCGCCAACCGCCCTAGACATTTCCATAGCACGGTTACGGCACTCTCTCTCGGTGTAATAGGGGCCACGGATATCGTGAAACTCAACGCAGTCAGTTGGTGCGCCAATGACACAAGCCAATATGACTGCCTTGAACATTAGGTGCCTCGGCTTAATACCTTGTCGAGCTTATCTTCGACACGGTGCAAAGCGTCCATCACGTTACGCATGTCGGAGCGCACATCGTCCTTTGTGGCGTATTCCTCGCGGGTCTTATTGAGCAGGATGTTGAGACGCTTTTGCTCTTTGCTGGTCTCGCTTAAAAACCACGCAAGGCCAGCCACAACCAAACCAATGAGTGTGTCGATGAGGCTTGTCATCTGCATTAGATTGCATCCGGCCAGTCATTGATAGGTGCGTTTCCGGTAGGATTACCGTCAGCGTCCACAGGAACGTCATAGAGCGCGATAAAGGCGTCTAGGGTAGTGACAGCGGTGATTGCTGTCTCGATGGTCTCTGAGGCCAATCTAACGGCTGCACGGTAGGCCAAGACGTTGGCAGGTATGTCGGTGCCGTTCTCAGCAGACCGCACGACCATCCAATCAGTCGGCGCAAGCAAGCCACCGGCCTGTGCCTTGACTGTGGCAATGGCCTGTGACTTGAGGCCAAGCGTCACGACCTGTTCGCCGTCTTGCATTAGCGGCTCGCCGTTCTCGTCAACCTCATTCACATCATCCAGCGACTTAGCCACACCAGCCGACCAGTAAAACCGCCCATCAAAGCTGGCTGGGTCATCTTCCCACACCAGCCCCCTAGCCGCTTTGGTTGCCGCGTCCCAAATCATCCACGATGAGGGGTGCTGTATTCCGTCACTGTCTGTCCACGCTTTACCAGCGCGGATAATACGACCACTATATTTATATGCCATTGTAAATCTCCGTTATCTGGCGTTAGCGTATTTGAATGGGTTTTCTGCGAAGGCGAGGTAGATGTAGGTTCCGCCTGATGCGTTTACCGCAGACGCATTATTCCTTAACTTAAAACCATTAGAGGTAAAGTCAGCAAAAATTGCTTGAGTTTCGGCGTTACTCAAATTAGCGTATAACCAATCTTCTTCAACATTGTAGGTTCCACGTTTATTGTCATTAATAATCCAATTATTAGCCGCATCAGTCCTTTTAACCATCACCCAAGCTGGCCTAAACCCTGTGTAGACAAACGTGCCATCTGCGCTGCCGTTGCCGGTGTAGGAACCCACCTTGCTGAAGCCTTCAACACTGTGGAAACAGTAGGCTATCATTGTTGATGCTGGATTTGTTCCAGTACCAGAACCTAAAGAAAAAACGGTTGATGTAGGTGCAGTGTTATTCCAAACTAAATTTGTTGTTCCTTGCGCCGCTGTTCCTTCAAGTGATAAATACCATTGCCAAGGATTTGTACCGCTATTTAATGACGAATGACCAACCACCCATCCTGTTGTGTTTACCCTCGGCTTAACGATAATCATATCAGGTGCAGATGACAGGCCGTGACCGACTGTAGCCCCAGCAGTACCATTGCCAGTGTAGCTAACTATGCTAAACCCAGCGTCAACATTCGCGGAAACTTGTGACGTAATGGTGCCATCAGTATTGCTGACCGCTGTGCCGCCAGCTTTCCAATTCCACGCGACATATGAGTTCCCTGTGTAATTAAAGTAACTATTGTCAGAACTACCAGCAGAACCAGTAAAGCCATCAGCGTCAAACGAACTTAAATAACCATAAATACTATTTGCTGTTTCTGCACTAGTGCTGTCAGAGTATAATGTTTTTGCAACTCCACGCACAGAGTCAAACAAAGTGTGATTGTATGCTTGTGGTCTGGATTTTACCCAAACGAAGTCTGGCTGAAAATTCACACCGCTAATTGATATATCACCATATGGACTTTGTGCAGACCACAGCACCGTATTGAAATGCTCAGACCCATCCACAATCGTAGGCGTTGGAAGGTTTGCGGTACAAAGCGCAAGGTAGCCTGACGGTGGCGCATAGGCAAAGTCACCTATGCCGTTGTCATCTTGGTTGCCGCCAGCCGGACGGTTGCCAGAGAAGGTGCTGTCTTGACCGAAGTTATAGACCGAGAAACTGCCGTTGTACTCAGCCATACCAATTCCGGCATCAGGTGTTGTTATGTTTATAGTTTCAAGCAATGAGTTGTTTTTATATATTTTAACAGTCCTAGTGCCACTATCTAAATCAACAGCAATCCCGATAATATCACCTGTTGATGCCCCTAAACCAGTATAACCTCCCGCTGACGCACCCGATATTCTTACGTTTGATGCAGCAGGCCAGCCCGTACCACCATTGCTAAAATAAAATGTATCTGAAGAAACATTAAATATAAAATAAGGATACAAACTAACTATATTTATGTACTGTTCATAATAGTATTTGCCAGATGTTAGTCTTGGAAAGGCTAAATAGTTTCCGTTATTGCTGGATGTGTTGCCTGTAACTGTCAAATTGCCATTTGAGTGAGTAACATAGCTACCTTTTGAAAGCACATTTGTAGTGTTAAAGTTATTCGCCGGACTGTCTATCAGGCTGTCCCGATAGTCTAACCCCGAAGGTGTCCAGTGGTTGCCCTGACCAGACACGTCTTTCCAGAAGGCTGCTTCGCGTGTGTCGGCAAAGGCCATATAGATATATGTGCCGCCGGATGCGTTGGTGCCAGCGTCAGGGTTTGCAAGCTGAAATCCTGTGCTTGTTAAATCTACAGCCGCACCTGTTGCCTCTGCATCACTATCAGATGCGTCAAGGAATTTGTTGGCTGGATTTGTTGGGGTTCTTGTGTTGTCTTGTAAATACCATCCACCAACACCATCAGTGCGCTTAATCATAACAAAAGCCACAGGGAAGCCAGTCGTCACTGTTGGCCCTGTTGATGACCCATTACCAGTATATGACCCGATGGACGAGTAGCCAGCCACCGAATGGAACGCATAACAAATGTAATCCTGACCACTACCATTTATGTTTGCGCCACTGTCAACAAAGGTAATAGTAGATGCCCCAAGCGACAATTCAGAACCAGTGCTGTCTGTCATAGCCGCTGTATCATTCAGATACAACACGCTGCCATCATTAGGAAACGCTGGATTGTTTGGGTATCCATATACTGCCCAAGGATAACCTGAACCTGTTCTGCCTTTTATTATAACCAGTTCTGGCGCAGAGGCCGTTAGTCCGTGACCTACAGTATCTCCATCAACACCAGTGCCAACATAAGACGTTATGCTAAACCCATAGCTAGGATTTGCCTTGACCGTACTGGTGATTGACCCATCAGTATTGCTTGCGGCTGAACCGCTGCCAGCATCCCAGCACCAAGCTACCTGCCTATCTCCAGCCGTATAAGTTTGATTATTCCACCCATACGCCGCTGCATCTGCACCAAGAGAAAAGCCATCAGCATCAAAACTTGTAAGCAAATCACTTCTGCTAGTCACTTCAGCGTCAGTAATGTCTGTAGCTAGGGTTTTATTAACGCCTCTAACACTATCAATCACGCCCCACCTAGCGTTTGCAGATGAGTCACGATTTTTTACAATAACTAAATCTGGCGAAAAACCTATCCCGCTGATACTTTGATTTGCCTCTGTGGCAAGATATGTTGTGGCATTGAACCCCTCGCTGACCACATCATCTTTGAAGGTCAGGTGGAAACCGTTTGTACCGTATGAACCAGCGTAGTCTTTAGCTTCCCAGTAGCCGTTGGTGAACTGACCAAAGCTGCTTGCGTCTAGGGCTTGACCGTCAATGAAATAGACATCGGATAGGTAACCGTCAAACAATCTAGTTGTTGCATTAGTTTGTCTGCCAATTTCGTGTTGATAGGAATTGTTGATACCGCCACAATCTGCGTTTAATGATGGATAGGATGAAGCGTCAAACGCAGTAATCCTTTCACCATTTACATATAATCTAATCCGGTCTGTGCTTGTAGCGTTGGACGAATCCCACACCCACACAATATGATACCAAGCTGAAGGGTCACGAAAAACTTGAGATGTTGTAAAGCCTCCAGCTATATACCCACCGTCATATATATAAAAATTTATTTTATTGTGGTCAGACCCACCAGCAGACCCAACAAATCTTATCATATCTTCAGCAGAACCACCGCTTGCAGAAAACAATGTTTGGTTAGCAGATGTGTTTATATTCCCCTGCTTGACCCACGCACTCCAAGTCCACGTCTTGCGGTTGCCAGCAGCAGCCGGTGTCCAGCTTAGATACTGGCTTTCGTCATCGTTGAATTTGAGGGATTGCTGGGTTTCCCCGCCCTGACCTGATGATCCTGCTAAGATCTGAGTATTAAACATTAGCTGTAATCCGCAGTAAACACACAGTGGATAGATGTTGCCGTGCGGACGATATAATCAATACGATCCACAGCATTGGCAGTGGTTGAGATGGTGGGCGCGGTGCCGCCAGCAAAGTCGTAATATGTACCAAAAGACAAGGTGCGTGAACCTGTTCCGTCCTGCACCACGAAGATAGAACCTGTCTGGCCTACCACAATGTTTGTCGGGTTCGCTAATGTGCGGTTGCCGCCTAGCGTTACAGTGAAGTTTTGATTCGCGCCAAAGTCCGGGGTGATTGTCGCGGCATCAGTAAGCGTGGCAATCTCGACTGCATAGCGCCCTTCAAGTTGATCTGCGCTGGTTGTTTCGCCCAGCCCGACCACATTCGAGCCGGATACAATTGATTTTACAAGTCTTGCCATATCAGCCTCTAGTTCGTCAGTGAGAAGTCACTGCTCGTTGCATCAAACCGTGTGAACGGAACCTTCTGATCTGCGTTCAACGGCATGTTCTTTACTGTGCTATCGAACCGTGTAAACGGTACTCTCGCTGCCGTAAAGTAGTTACTTAGCCCAGCTACACTGAATACATCATACACCATAACTTCTACTACGTCACTGGCTACGAGCGCCGTCAAACCGCCGATGGTGTTGGTGGTTGTAGTGTTGTAGTCGCTACCAGCGATTAACTGTACACCGTTCAGCATCACATCTATATACTCGCCGTCAGCATAGATAAGTGTGTTGCTGTTGTCGTCCGCGCCCGAAATGGATGTCTCACCACCTGTCGCAGTAAACACATAGCGCTGCCTAATGGCTTGGGTCGGGGTTTTGCCTATGTATGCCATTATGCGAGGTCTCCGAATACTGTGTGAAGTGTTTGTGCGTAATCTCCTAACCCGCTAGTTCCACCAGACACAAAAACAGTGTTCATATCATACCCACTTGTTGCTAGTAATTGTGCTGTTCTCTGAGTGGCAGCGGTTGTGCTATTTGCGTTTACATCTCCCACCACAACACCCATAGCATACCCCGCATCACCTAATGAATTGGTAAACGCTATTTGGTCTCGCCCTGTACTTACATCAGTTTGACTGCTTACATTTAGTGACCCACGAATATTAGTTGATTGCCCATTAAAGTTAATCCAAGCCTTCGCACTACCATTGATCACATAGGTAGTATCTACAGACTCTGTGCCTGCATTGTTAGCAAGGGTCGTTAATCTCAGTTCGCTTGCCATTATGCTAGGTCTCCGTGTACTGCTGCGTTAACGTGGGCAAAGTCAACATTTGCGCTGGTAGTGCCTGACTCGTGACTTAATTGACTTGAAGAAAGCATACCAACTTGTATAGATTCACCCACATTAGTAAGCCCAGAGGGATGCCCACCTCCTGATGTTGCACTTCCATTTGCGTTAGACAAGGCAGACGTTAAGTTTGATTTGTAATCGCCCGTTCCATCGTCCGAAATGCTGGTGAAGTTGCTTGAGTCCTTAATAGCAATCGTGCTTGTACCATCAAAAGCAATCCAAGCCTTCGCCAAGCCCTGCTGAAGTGATTGCGTTGCTGCCCCACCTTCAGATGTAACAGTAATGTCACCAGCCGATACAATGCCACGAAGCTCATCTACCTTTAGGATACTAGCCATTATGCGAGGTCTCCGTGAAATATATATCCATATCCTCCACCAGCACCAGCAACATCAGCCGCTGCACCAGTGTTTGGCACTAGTATGTACGTTGCATATGACGAAGTAGTTATGCCCCCATCTGTGTTATAACTGCCAGCAGACCTATTAAAACCAACATCAAATGAACCAGCAATATTAGCATTAGCAAAGCTATTAGAAAAACTTGGTTCTACCCTGCCTACTCCATTATCAGTGACGGTTGAGATGTTAAGCGAATTGTCTGGCACATAAGTTGCCTTGTCTGTTGTGAACAGCCACGCCTTCGCCGCACTCTGCTTAGTCAACGTAACCGGATCAGTGCCGTTAGCCGCTACAAGGGTGTCTACATTCAGGACGCTAGGCATCAGACAATACTCCAGTAACCATTAACGGTCACGGTTGCGTTTTGGGTAATCGGACCCGCACTCACGCCGTTCTGATCAGCGTCAATGGTGAAGTCAGTCGAGATCGTCTGACCATTGCGGCGGACTACATTGGTGTCAGTAGTCTCTTGCGAGTTGTCTATCTGGTCTGGGCCAACCTTGCTTAAAGGCATCTAAACCTCCTTAGTAGGGGCTGTCCCCACAACATGCAGGCCAAGCAGCCTTGAGTTCAGCAATTGTTGTTGCTGCGTCACCGGCAGTTGGTGCATCACGAAGAGCCTGCTTTGATGCAACGATAGCGGCAGTGTCCGCGCCCTGCTCCAAAGCCCTCATGTAGTCAGTGTCCAGAGCAGCTAGAAGCGGTGTCCGCGCCTCACGGATTTTGTCAGCAAAGATTTCTTTTGCCTTGTTCAAATCCTCTGAGATTACGCTGCCTGACAGGCTCCACGCACCACGGAAGTTACGGTCAGACGGAACGGTTGCAGTTGACGCATCAATCTGATTACCGTCCTTGTCCACGATGTATGTTGTTACAGCCATTAGATTCTCCTATGCGGCTAGTTCATCAGATATGCGCCACGAATTGCGCCATTCTCTAGTCTGCGGTAATTGTTGCTTTTTGCATATTACCATCTTCGGCTTATTGCCGCTATCCCAATTAGTCCAGACGCTTTGTGGGCAGTCTTTCATAATTAGGTATTCGATTGCCTCTTCCTCGGTCATCGCTGGCACAGGCTCAGTCTGGTGCAGCAAGTAACCACGAGTGTGCTTCTTGAAGTCAGGCTGTGCTTCATCCTTTGCCAGTTCCCAGTACACCCACACAGGTGGTAGGATACCGCCCTGTAGCGCACAGGCCATCCAGTTCGGATCAGGCACAAGTATCTTGGCGCACTCATCAACGCTGTCCTCATAGACAACGCGATAGTCTGACTGCACACCGTCAAGGTTTTCCTTTGCCCAGCATAGGCGGTCAAACAGGTGTGTGCCTTTGAATGATGGTGTTTGCGTCATTATGCTAGGTCTCCGAAAATATGCCCGCTAATATGTCCAACATCTATATAGCCACCAGAGTATGAAACCAAATCACAAGCTGTTGTACTTATTATTGCATACCAAGAGCCGTTAACCTCATATGAATTAAAGGAGGTTATTGATTGCGTTGTCGAGCCTGTGAAGGCGTTAGAATAATTGACACGGCTTTTGCCTGTTCCATTATCTGTGACGCTAGACTGCCCAAAACTATCCAGCACCGTCATTGTTCCTGTCTGCTGAATGGCCGTCCAAACCTTTGCTGTTCCCTCAACAACATAGTTCGTGGCGATTGACCCAGCGGTGCTGTGTTCCAGCGTATCTGCTATGATTTTACCAGCCATTATGCGAGGTCTCCTATATTCATAAGAGACACTTGACCCATATCTCTTGTGACACCACTGTTAGACGGATAGGCATCTCGTGTTGCCATTCGGTAGGATGTGGTTGTATTAACACTTGCAGCATTAGAACCACCTACAAAACAAGTTCCTTCCCACGAGGTTCCCGAACCAATAACACTTCCTGCTGTTCCATATCGTGTGCTGCTCATTGCAGAAGATAAATTGACTGTAGTTTCTCCAACACCTTGGTCAACAATTGAACTGTTATTTAGACTGTCAAAAACTGTTTGGGTCCCTGTTTGTTGAAAAGACACAAATGCCTTCGCCAACCCCTGCTGCAACTGCATAGTCGCCGCACCGCCTTCAGAGGTCACTGTGATGTCACCAGCGGAGGTCTTGCCAGTGAGGTTGTCTACTAGTATCTCACTCATGCTAGGTCTCCTGATATCGTTAGCGTATTAAAAGTTAAATCATACGCACTATTTCCATTAGAAGTAGACCACTCATAAAGTGATGTTGTTTTTCCACCAGCATCAGTTCTGTTTGTAAAAGCATTTGTAGAAAAAGAAGCGGTGCTAGTGTTTCCTGCTGGAGCGTAATAAGCATTAGAGAAAGAGTTAGTAAAACTTACACTGTAATTTCCTACTGCAATGTCACTGGAACTGCTAATTCCAAAACTGTCTCTAAAAGCAACAGGATTTGCGGCAATGTCGCACCACGCCTTCGCCGCACTCTGCTTAGTCAAAGTGACAGGACTTGTTCCATCGCTGGCAGTGATTGTGTCTGTGCGTAATTCACTCATGCTATCACCAGATTACCGCCGGTTGTTACCGTCAGTGTTACCCCTGTTGCGATTGTCAATGGTCCAGCACAAAGCGCGTTGTCTGTTGCCGCTATTGTTGTATTTGTGTTTAGTTCCTGTTCGTGAACACGGAAGATATCACCCTTGCCGTTGGTGGTGTCGCCTGTTGCGCCGTTATCACCTTGGAAGTAACCAGCGCCCAAGTTAAGGCCGGGGGCAAACATAGCCTGCGTAATCGTCCCCGCGCCCGGAACCACGGTCTGCTGGGCTTTGCCTTGAAACACTACATAGAAGTCGTCTGTGGCTACAATGCTGCCGGTCATAGTCAGGCTGGTGCCATTAGCTGTATACGCTACACCCGGCTCTTGGCGCACGTTATTTACAAACACCTCAATGTCTTGAGAACTGCCCACAGAATAGTCGAGCGTGAAGTTGGTGCCACTGCCACCAGTTAAATCCTGCTTATTTATGGTGGAGAATGCTGTCGCAAGTGGATTACCCATATATGGCATTGCGTTCTCCTTATGTTATGTCTAGGTGACTCATCACCACATCAGCAGATGAGGCCGTGTCTGAGGTAACTTTCAGAACGTCACCGGGTTCCATAACTACCTTCTGATCACCACCAACCACAACAATAGACGAGCCAACCGGAATCGGTGCAGCTTTGATAAGATACACGCTGTCTTCCGCGCCGCTTGTACGAGCAGAAGCATCCAGAACTACATCAATTAAAATCTGCGAGGTTACGATATTCGATATACTCAAACCAATGATTGTGGTCTCTGTCGCGGCAGGACAGGTGTATATGCTTGCCGGACTCGTTCCTACCGCAGTATCTGTTTCTGATAAAAATGAGTTTGCCATCTTCCTATCCTAACGCAATCGCAAAGGCCAAAGCCTGCGGGTCTTGTTCAACTAGATTTACCGGATTGTCGTTGTTGTCAGCAAAGATAATCTTTTCTGACGGCATTGTACAAAAGATTGTACGAGTGCCTGCTGTCCAGTTAATCTTCTCATCCCCAATTGTAAGCGGGTCATCGTCAGATAAAGTTACTGCCACACTGAGGTCTATGTCTGTCTGGCTGTTAACTACAGCGATTGTTACCACACCAGTTATTCCAGCGCCACGCACACGCTGGCCTACGGTAAGGGTTCCGCCCTGCACATTGTCCACAATCACGTTTACATTGTTAGTCACCGCACCGTTAACATCAGCGGTCAGTTTAGTGCTGCTGCTTTCCAGAATAGTGTCCCTAGAAAGAGTTGTGCCTGTGGCTGTGTAAGTTCCAATACCTACCTCAAAGTCCACGTTATCGGTGCAAGCATAATAAGTATTGTTGCCGTCACCGATTTCAGAAAACGCCTCAAACCCACTCAAGGCACCGGCAAGAGTTAACGTGCCAGTGCCTGTTGTGGTGGTTGTTTCCTTAACGCGATCCTTGATTACAAAGGCCATTACTTCAACTCGATGCTCAAGTTACCACTGTTGATACGGAAGATATCCCCCGTTGCAATTGTCTTACTTACATCAAGCTCACCAACAAACATTTTATTTGTTCCGTCAAAGGTAAGTACATCATTGTTGGCTAGCGTAACTGCGGTATCCAGATCAATGTTGGTCTGAGATGTAACCGTCTGTACACGAACCACACCGCTAGGTGAGCCTGTGATACCTGTGCCAGTCACGACATCACCAACCGCAATTGTGCCTACGTTAGTATCTAGAACCACTGTCTTTGATGCTGTTGTCGCACCGTTAACAGCCGCTGTAGCAATGTTACCGTCAGCCACAAAAGCATGCGTAACAGTGTATGTTGCTGCTGTACCCGCTGCTGCTGGGAACTCAATGTTGTTGTCATTGATTACCTGCTGCTGATCACAAATCACGGACTCTGCGTCAAATGTCACCGCGACATCATCAGAGATAGTAACCGCTGTGTCCAGAACAACTGTAGCTGTACCGGCAGATGGGCCGCTCTGTGCAGAGATAGAAGCCACATGAACTGGGCCAGTGATACCTGTGCCACGGATACGAGCGCCAACTACCAATGTGCCAAACACGTTGTCCATCACCACTGTGGTAGAAGCCGAGACCGCGCCGTTAACATCAGCCGTAACGTGGTTAACTGCTGTTGTGCTTGATGTGCCGCGTGTACAACCTGTCAGGGTGTTTGTGCCGTCAAAGTTGAGCAGTGTGTCGTCAGCAAGTGTAACGGCTGTGTCCAGAATAATTGCGTTCTGTGTGGTTACTGTCAGAACTTTTACTGTGCCGCTGATACCTGTACCTGTGACGATCATACCAACGGTGATTGTTCCGTTATTGCCGTCCAAAACCACGTTAGGTGATGCAGTGACCGCTCCGTCAACATCAGCGTTAGCGGTGCCATCTTTACCTGTGTAGGTGATGGTCTCGTCATCAATCACGATAGTGCCTGATGTCGGGAATGCTTCTGCGTCTGTAATCTGAATTTCAGTGTCTGCTGTACCAATACCACGAGCCAGTGTAGTGGTTGACTGTTTCCAGTCTGCCGCTACAACGCGCTTGCGGGTATAGTTAGCGTCATCAGTGTCAACCTGAACCTCTGTTACGGTTCCTGTTTCTACATCAGTGATTGCTGTTGCTAGGCCGACATAAAGGTTATTACCCGGCGAAGCAAAGGAGAGTGAATCACCCTTGAACAGATAGTCAAGGATCCGTCTCTCCAGATAGGTGGTTGCTGCATTTGATGTTGCCATCGTCTTTTACTCCTGTTTATGTGCGTGGCCTATCAGGTAGACCTCTCCTGTAGGCATCGCTATTCTCTCTAGCTTCAGCCAAATCCTTTAAGCGTTGTACTTCTTGCGCGAACCGCTGCTCATACAACTGCAACATGTCCTGCTCACCTTTCATGTAAGTATACGCTTCAACAAGCGAACCGTAAAGAAGAGCATTCGGGGCATTCTCACTAAGCCACGTTGTTCCAGATGCCAGCCCGGCAGTGATGCTGGCTGGACGATAATAATAGTGTAGTTCTACGTCATACGCTAAATTCGGGGTCGGGCCAACGATGAAGTTATCTACATCAAAAATAGAGTAGTATTTAGGCGTTGCGTTGCTGCCATAGTCTAGTGAATACCGCTGAACAAAATTAACATCCTTAAAATCTAAGAACTCTTGATAGTTTGCTGTGGTAATCTGCAAAGAAAACGGAGCCAGATAATCTACAGGAACATTAATATATGGATCGCCAATCGTAAGCTGTGAAGTAGCGTTCTTGCGGAATAGCTCAAGATCAACAAGCGTAAAAATACGGTCTTCTGCACCGCGAATAAATACCGGCAGGTTTGTTACAAAGGATGTCTCAGAGTTTTCTGTGAAATCCTGTATTGCTGTTTCTAGCTGTGCGTATGTAAAGCTCATTTATACCACCAATGTTACCGGGCCTGCCGTAGCTGTTCCGCCGCCACCCCGCTGATTTCCTGTTGTAGCAGTTCCTGACGCTGCGGTAAATGTATAGCTGTCTGTACTAACAACTGTTATAACATACCCAGTTGCCTGCTGTATTGTAGCGGTGCTAAACCCATCAAAAGCGAAAACGTCGCGAAAACGAACCGTATCACCCGTGGTTCTGCCGTGGGCTTTTTCATACACCGTAATAATAGCACTACCCTGTGCACCTGTTTCGAAGGGGTTTAAGGGCAAAAGGGATTCCACTGCCGACTCTGTGCGTTGATCCGGGCGAGGCTGGTATAGAGCCTGTGGATCAGGACCAACCTTAATTGGTTCAAGCTGTTCGTGTTTTTCCTCGTACTCATCAGGACCAACTTTTAAACCATTCCACTCCTTTACCATTTCGTTTAAACGATAACGAAAACCAGAACGGTCTGAGTACCCCCACGCATTTTTTCCCGATGCATATCTTGCCATCAGTTAACCCTTAGATACTGAATACTCGGCTGAAGTTTCAAAGGCACTCGATCTTCGTCCTCGTCCGCCGCACGTTGGAACTCTTCCTCGTACACAGCTTTTAAAAGCTGAACCCGTTCCGGAGCTTTTTTCATAGCAACGTAGTAAGCCAAGCCAGCAACCATACAAGGATAGAAGCGAAACGGAGCATCTGTTGTGTTAACCAATGTATCAGCATCGTCCATCCGCTGCACATAGTAATAGATAAGTGTGTCAGTGGAGCTATCTGGTGTCGGCCACAAAGTTACTTCTGGGGCTATCTGACGGTTATAAAAATACTGACTAGGACGGCCTTCAGTAGTTTTGCTAGGTAGGGTCAAATAATCACCGCGTGACATGCGGTCTAATTCATAGTCGGTGCCGCTGCGCCGAACAACAACTTCTAGCAGATCTGTGTAATCTGCGGTGAAGGTGTAGGTAGCTG